CGCCGTTCGATTCGGTGATCTTGAAGCTGTACGGCTCGGTAGCGTCGTAACCGGCAGTCATCAGGGTCTGACCCGCATCGTCACGGTCAAGGCCAACGCCGATCTCGACGGTGACGCCCTCTTCACCGCCCTTCAGGGTGGCGGTCTTGCCGGTGCACAAGTTGCCGAAAGTGATCGCGGCCTTGCGGCGCGTGATGTCGCCGATGGTTTCGAGTTCGCCTACAGAGGTGTAGGTGAGCGCCGCAAATCCGGTGGCGTCGTTGGTTGCGGGCTTGGCTGCACTCACAGAGATGCAGGTTTCCGCCGCTGCGTGCAAAGTCATGGCTTTTCCTTTTGAAAATCCCGCGTCGGCGGGCCATAAAAAAAGCCACCCGAAGGTGGCTTGCGTTCACGCCTTGAGGGCGCTACCGATAGGTCAGCATGTAGTCCGCTGGTTTGGTCCACAGTGCTGCCGAACTGGTGTCGCTCACGGGTTGCTTGTCCCATGGGCCGAATGAGAGATGGATGCAGGCAAGCACGGTGCGGGTGCCGACGCTGCGCTGGCCGCGCACTTCAAGCAATGCGCGCACCTGGTCGTGTAGGGCGTTGACTGCCCCCGGCCCTGCCGCCACCGGGTTGATCTGGATGCGGGCCTTCCAGGTAGTCGCCGTTCCGCACAGGCGATCCAGCGCGAAGTCGCTAACTACGGTGTAGATCAGCAACGGGTAAGTGCTCGACTGCGGCGCTTGCTCCAGTGCGACGGTGGCCCCGGTGAAGCCAGCCAGAATTTCAGCGACTACATCCTCGGCGTGCATCAGGCGGCGCCGTGCTTCGCCAGTTCTGTCGGCAGGCGGTTGCGGATGTAGTGCGCCACGGCATCCAGCGCCGGGGCGGCGGCTTTATCCAGCGCGGGCCGCATGAATGGCTGCGGGCGAATGCCGGGATGCGTGATGACCTGGCTGAAAATCCCGGCGAAGAACAGGCTCTTTCCTTTGCTGGCGCGAATGTCGTATGGGCCGCCCACGGTCTTGCCGGTGCCGCTGTAGTAGCTTGCGGTGCCGTACTCTATCAGGTGCGCGTACCAGGCTTCCTTGTTTCCAGCCTTGAGGTGAGCGCGCAGCCAGCCGTATCGCTGACTCTTTCTGGCGAAGCTGATCCGCATACTCTTTCGCAGCGCACCGGTCTTGACTGGGACGTGCGCCTCGGCTTCCTTTTTCAGCACGTTGACACCGGCCCGCAATGCACCGCGCATGACGTTGCCCTCTATCTTTGCGGGCAATGTGTCAAGCTGGCGCTTCAATTCCGCCAGCCCTTGAATCTCAAATTCAAGCACGGCGCACCAGTATCCCGGCCTTCAAGTAGCTATCCACTAATTCGCGCGAGAAAGCGCCGCGCGAGCGGTCGCCGATCCTGAAATGGCCGTACTTGTTGGTGCAGTTTTTGGCGAACACGAAGTGGCGGAAGTAGGGCCAGCGTGGCGGCTCGGGTTCAGGCGCCGACGCCGGAGCCTTCGGCGCATCGGAATCGAAGCCATCGGTCTCGTTCATCATGATTCTCCGGTAGTCCAATGATGGCCAGGGTGCGGCCGCGGTGCTCGATCCACCACGATCCATCGGCGGCTGCCAGTGCGCCCTGGTAGCGCACGGTGACGACATGGGTCTGCCCACTCTGCATCTGCGCGGCGGCGACTCTTTCATTGCTGCCCATGGGGCGTACATGCGCCCACACAGTGGCGACGGTGACGGGCGCCGGGATGGGCTGGCCGTAGATGTCGCGGCCCTCGCCCTGTTTGCGGAAGGCGACGCGGTGTCGCATGGGTCCGGCTCCTTGCATGGCCTCAGACTCCCAATCCGGCGCGGTACGGCTGCAGCAGGTACTGCGAGCCGTTCGGAAGTTGGGCCACGGACACACCAGCCAGCACATCTTCACGATTGGCGTACAGGTGCCCGACGATCAGCAGCAGAGCGGCCTGAATCGCTGGGTTGATGACAATGCCAGCCGTGTCCAGGCCCTGCGCAAGCTCAGTTGCATAGATCGTGCGCCCGAGGAACTGCATGGCAGACTCTTCCGCAGCAGTGACGTACAGGCCGATCAGCGCGTCCTCTGCACTGTCATCAACGCGCAGGTGCAGCTTTACGGTGGCGAGGTCTAGGAGCATTTACTTCTTGGCCTTGGCGGGCGTTTTGGTGGGCTCTTGCGGCACTTCGCGCACAACCTTGGTTTCGTATGGTTCGAAATAGCCCAGCATCAGCGGCGTGACGGCCTGAGCGGGCGTAGCTTCTACGTCCTGGCCTTTGGCAACCGCGCCCAGCTCGTCGTGCAAAAACGACTCAGTGGCTTTGTATTTCATGGGGTTCCTTTGGAATGGGGCCAGCCCGAAGGCCAGCCCCAAATCGCTTAGGCGGTGATGGCGCCCGACAGCACAGCGCCGGGAACACGGGTTTCGAGGCCCATGCGGCACTCAGCGCGGATCGTCACGAGGTTGTTCGTGAAGTCGGCGTTGACGTAACCCATCTCAACCGTGATGCCCTGGCGGTTCCAGACCATGGAAGAGCGGGCGAACTGGCCAATAGCGAACTGGCCAGCGGTCATGTTGCTGGAGAGCACCACGCGCACGCCGAATGGGTTCATGCCTGCATTGGTGCCTGGGGCACCGTACAGATATGCGCCCGTGCCAGCGCCTTCGCGCAGCACTTCCATTGCCGCCCAATTGGCAGGGTTCACGATCACCGTGTCAGGCGCGTAGCCGTTGGCCCACAGCGCGTACTTCGCCTTGTTGATGGACTCAACCAGGTTTGCACCAGCTGTGGGGGTGAAGGCGGTGAAGTTGCCCGCATCCAGAATGCCCGAGAGGTTTGGCGTGGTGCCGTCACCCTTGAGCAGCTGCAGGTCGATGCGCTCATCAAGGCCGTAGCGCAGGAACGTGTCGATGTACGAAACCACCGCAGGGGCATCTGCCAAAAGCTGGTTCGATACCTTGATGAAGTGGGCAATCGTCTCGATTGGCACGTTGTACTGGCTGAAAGTCAGAGCAGATTCGGCCTTTGCGCCGCCCTGTTCGACTTCGGCAGCGCTGTTCGTGCGCGTGGCTTCCTTGGTGCCGACCACCATGATGGCGTTCGTGGTGCCCGATGGCAGCACGTCACGAATGGTCAATGGCTTGAACACGCCAGGGACAATGCCTGGGTTCGTCTGCGGGTAGCTGGTGGTGGTGCTGGTGTTCAGAACGGTGTTCTTCACTTCCACGCGGGCCGTGGGGCTCTTGCGCTCGATCAGCGCCTTGAACTCGTCCGACTTCACGAAAGCGTCACCAGCGGACAGGGCCGAGACTTCGCCGCCTTTGGCGGTTTCCATCTTTTGCGCCAGTTCGGTCATTTGCTGGTCGAACTTCTCCGACAGGACGCGCACGGCATCCTTGGCTTCGGTGGCGACGTTGCCCTTTTCGTTGAGCTGGCCCTCGAACTTCTCGATGGCAGACTTCAGTTCTGCGCCCAGCTTCGATTGCAGGGCGTTGATGCCGTCTTCGATGGTTTTGGTGATATCAGTCATGATTTGCTTTCTAAAATGAAAAAACCGCCCGAAGGCGGCTTGGTTGCTGTAATGTGCTGGCTTTCAGTTTGTGAACTTGGCGAATGTGAGCGCCACAGCAGCACAAAACTGATCTTCTTCTGCGGCAGACTCGCTCTGCTGCATGGACTTGATGCGCGCCACCAGAGCGCACGCATCAGTCCGAGAGAACCCGCCAGCATCACGCAGGAGGGACTCGATTTCCTTGAGGGATTGGGCGCTCTCAAGCGCGGATTTCACGGCGGTGACCAGCGCGGCGCTATCGGCGGGCCAATCCACTACGGATACCTCTTTCAGCATGTCCACCTTGTAGATGTCGCGCCCGATTCCGTCTGCTTTCCACGCGTAGCCGCTCTTATCCAGCTTGATGCCGACAGAAAGGCCGTTCACCGTCTTGTGCGCCAGCGCCAGGGTCACGTCATCGGCCAGCTTGATGCCCTTGGTGAACTCGGTGCGCTCGACATACAGGCCGTTGGCGTCTTCCACCACGAACATTTTCCCGATGGGAATCTCGCCCTTCAGCCAGCCGTGGTTGAAATACATCTTTACCTCGGTCAGCTCGCCAGCCACTTTGCTGTAAGCGCCTGGATGGATGGTGTCGCCGTAGCTGTCCACACCACCGAATCGTGAGGCATAGCCGCTGCACGTACTAATGCCGCCCGAAGTGGCGAATTTCAGCTCTGTGTCGGCAAGGCTGATCTGCTTAAATTCCATTGGACTGCTCCATGGGCTGCTTGATTGCGTGCTGCCCCAATTTATCGATGGGGGTCATGTTGATTTGGCTCAAGAGAACGTCGCCGCCCTCAACGCGCGGCCAGCCCTCGATGCGGCGCACCTCGTTGGGCGTCAAGATCGTGCCCGCAACGGCTGTTCTGTAGCCTTCTAGGCGTGATTTCAGGTCAGAGCGAAGCAGCCCCTCAAAATCGAACTCGAATTCGTACTCTTCGGCCTCTTGCGGGCTAAACAGCCACGTAGAAACGCTGGCCTCAAACCTCTCAAGGTAGGGGCGCAGATTCAGCTTGTAGAACCCGCTGATGATCTCGGCTGTACTGCTGCCGAGGGTGGTTGAGCCCTCGTTTTGGTTGATCAGGATGGACGGCACACCGAACCAGCGCGCAATCTCGTCAATCTGGTGCTTGCGGCTTGCCAGCAGCTCAATATCCTGCGGCGACATGCTCACCGCGTCGAATTTCATGCCCTGCTCAATCACCAGCAGGCGGTCGTCGGTGCCGGTGGTCAGGGTGGCGAAGTTTTCACGCACGGATGCCCGCTGCGCAGGCGTCAAAAGCCTGTCAAACGACAAAACACCCGAGGGCTTGCCGCCGTTCGCGTAGATTTTCGACACCGATTGTTCTGCCGCCTGGGCAATGCCGAACATGTTGCGGCCAAACGCCAGCGGGGATTTGCCCACAATGCCGTTTCCGTACAACTTCACATGCCACACAGAGTCAGAAGACAGCACATCTACGTTGCCATCCGCGTGGTACAGGTGCA